CGGGCGGGCTGCCGCCCGACGAGCCTACGCCGCCCGAGCCGGCCGCGTCTGTTCCCGAGTTGTTCGCTTCGGAGCCGCCGCCACCGAACGGCGAGGCCACAGCCGACCTGCAGGCGCAGCTCGAGCAGCGGCGCGACACGGTCGTCATGCGCGCCGGCGTGCTCGCCCGCAGCCTCAGCGATCAGGCGAGTTGCGAGGCCGCGGTGCACTACGCGACCTTCGTCGACGACGCGCTGCGCGAGGCGCACGCCTACTTCGACCCGCTCGTCGAGCGCGCCCGGCAGCCGTATCAAGACCGCCTGGCCGAGCGCAAGGCCGTCATCGAGCCGCTCGAGGCCGCCAAGGGGCTGCTGGTCGGGCAGCAGGGAGCCGTGACCCGCTGGCTGCAGGAGCAGAAGCGCCAGGCCGAAGCGAAGGCCCGAGAACAGCAACGGATCGCGGACGAGGCCGCCGCGAAGGAACGGGCGCGGCTCGCCGAGGAGGCGACGCAGGTCGAGCAGCAGGCCGCCGCGGCCGCCCAGGCGGGCGACGCCGACCGCGCGCAGGAGCTGCAGCGTGATGCCGCCGGCCTTGTCCACCAGGCGCAGCAGACCGTCGCCGCACCGGTGCGCACCGAGGCGCCGACCGTCGCCGGCGTGAGCGGCCGGAAGAACTGGACCGCGGAGGTGCTCAGCACCGAGGCCCTGGTGGTCGCGATCGCGCGCCCGACGGTGCTGAAGGAAGTCCTGACCTGGATCCAGGCGATCGAGGGGTGGGAAACGGCCACGGGCCGCGAGCTCGTCACGTCGCTCGACGTGCTCGAAGGCCAGACGCCCGACGTGCCCGTCGCGGCGGTCGAGCCGAACCTGGCCTACCTCCGCACGCGCGCCAAGGCCGACGAGGGCACGCTCGCCTGGCCCGGAGTGCGCTTCTACGACGCCGGCAGCAGCGCGCTCGCGCCGGCCTCGAGGCGCCGGAAGTGACGGGAGGGGGAACGCTGGTGAAGTTGCCAGCCACCGTGGCGCGAGACGCCGTCGTGCGTCGGCTGATCGACGCCGAGCGAGCGCTCAAGCAGGCGACCAACGTGCAGCAGGTCAAGCTCCTGATGAACGTGGCCGCCGCGCAGAAGGTGTTCGCGGCGCGCCAGCAGCTGGGCGAGGACGTGATCGGCTACGCGCATGCGCTGAAGATCCACGCCTTGGCGCGGCTCGGGGAGCTGCTGCGCGACCTGCCGAAGGCCGCGGGCGCGCGCGCCGGCGGAAAGAAGGACTCACCACGCGGTACCTATGTGGCACCGCGTGACTCGGCGCCGACGTTGGCAGATCTCGGGATCAACAAGAAGACGTCCGCGATCGCACAGGAGCTGGCCGCGCTCCCGCCGTCGACGCGCGAGGCGATCGCGCAGCAGGAAGTCGGTCTGACGAAGGCCCTGAGGGATCGGAAGCAGTCGGCCACACGCGACGAGCGACACGCGCGCCCGCTACCCGCCGGCCTCTTCAAGCTGCTGTACGTCGACCCGCCCTGGCGCTACGAGCACGTCGAGACCGAGAGCCGGGCGATCGAGAACCAGTACCCGACCATGAGCCTCGACGACATCTGCGCGCTGCGCGTGCCGTCCGCGGACGACTGCGTGCTGTTCCTCTGGGCCACGAGTCCCAAGTTGGCCGAGGCGCTCCGCGTCGTGGAGGCGTGGGGCTTCAGCTACCGCACGTGCGCCGTCTGGGACAAGGAAGTGATCGGCATGGGTTATTACTTCCGCCAGCAGCACGAGTTGCTGCTCGTGGCGGCGCGTGGCGCGCTCCCGGTCCCGGAGCCCTCGGCGCGCGTGTCGTCGGTCATCCGCGCGCGCCGCGGCGCCCACAGTGAGAAGCCGGCCCGCGTGTACGAGCTGCTCGAAGCGATGTATCCAGCCTTCAAGCCAGCCGACCGTGCGGAGTTGTTCGCCCGGCGGCAGCGGCCCGGCTGGACGACCTGGAGCAACGAACCGGCGGTGGCCTCATGAGCAAAGCCGAACCCCGCTTCGATCGCGATCTGAAGTACGGCGTGCAGGGCGAGCTCCAGATCAACGACTTCCTGGAGTGGGTCGCCAGCGGGAACGCCCAGGTGGAAACGAAGCGCAAGCGGTATCTCGATCACAAGCTGTACGTCGAAACGGACAGCGATCCGGGGCGGCGCGGCTACTACACGCCGAGCGGCATCAACGTGACGACTGCGGCGCTCTGGTGCTTCGTGATCGGGGACACCGGCTGCCACGTGGCCATCCCCACCGAGCTCCTGCGGCAGATGCTCACCGACCCCAGCTCACGCCCCGTGGAAGAGGAGGACGGCGGCGTGCCCACCCGCGGCATGCTGATCGACTTCTGCGTCCTGCTCTATCGGCAAAAGCAGCGAGGCGACCAGGCGCGCCACGCCACCGCCGCCGCGAGCGCCACGCCGCGGCCCGCCGATCCGGCGCCGGCGCTCACCGCGCGCGACATCCCGTGGAAGGGGCGATCGTGACGCTCGCGGCGTACCAACCCGGCACCGTAACGATCCGACTCCGCGACGGGCGCACGTTCGTCTATTCGAGCGACACGCCGCCGGCCGACGTCGTCGCCGATCTCCGCGCGCAGGGGATACGCGACGGCGACATTGGCTCAACGCTCCACGTGGTACGCACGGGCTCGAGCGCCTCGGCGCGAATCCTCGGCGCCCGGGAGCGCGAGTCGTGACCGTCGTGTATATCGCCGGCCCGTATCAGGGCGCCTCGGCCTGGGCGATCGAGGAGAACATCCGCCGCGCCGAGCGGCTCGCGCTCGCTGTCTGGCAGCTCGGCGCCGTCGCGCTCTGTCCGCACGCGAACACGCGGTTTTTCCACGGCGCGATGCACGACGCGACGTGGTACGCCGGCGATCTCGAACTCGTCGCGCGCTGCGATGCCGTGCTGCTGACCGAGGATTGGCGCCGGTCGCGGGGGGCGACGGAGGAGCGCGCCTTCGCGGAGAGCCGCGGCATTCCCGTCTTCGAGACGCTCGACGCGCTGCACGCCTGGCTCACGGCCGGCGGCGTCGTGCTGCGGTGATCGCATGGGGGCTCGAGATGGCGGCCACCGGTCGACTCCTCGGGCGCGCGATCGCGGGGCTTTGCGCGCTGCTCCTCGCCGGCGCCGCGTTCCTGATCTGCTACGCGACCGACGGACGCCCGCGGGCGACCCGTCGCGATCGCGAGGAGTACTAACCGTGGACCCCGACCCGTCGCTGCCGTTCCCGTACTTCCCGTTCTACCCCGGCGATTTTCTCGGCGGGACGGTGGACTTCACGACCGAGGAAGTCGGAGCGTACTTCCTCCTCCTCTGTCACCAATGGACGCACGGCGGGCTGCCGACTCATGTAAGTCAGTTGTCAAAAATTGCACATCTCTCCCGTTGGCGACTCGCAAGAGCTTGGCCCCGCCTCAGTGCAAAATTCCAACGCTCGCCAGCTGATGGGTTGTGGCGAAACCCGCGGCTCGAAGTGGAGCGCGCCCACGTGCGCCAACGTATTGAGCGCGCGGCGCTAAATGGCCGCGCCGGCGCGGTTGGGCGCTGGCGAAAACCGGCCGCCACCTCAGGCGCGGCGGACGATGCGCACGCATCGCGCCCACGAGCGCGGAACGCATGCGTGCGCATCGAAAAACCGATGGCTATCCTTCAAAGTACGTACGTACACCCTGGTACTCATCCCGATCGTACGGGTAACTCGGTACGTACGAGCTCTATCGAGGGAAGAACCACCGCGCGGACGCGCGGAGATTTCCACAGTCCTGTGGAAAACCCCCAAGCACCCATACCCGAGGAGCACGGCCATGAGCGCACGAGCGAAGAGCCGCTCGCCGGTCCTGCGCGAGCGACCGCCGATCGAGTGGCGCCCCCTCTGCGCGATCGCGATTCGCACCCTGGGCGACGTCGAGACGTTCGCGGACTGGAAAGGGACGATCGTCGACCGCGTGATCGCGCAGGGGTTCCGAGTGGCGCACCCGGCGCAGCTCGATCGCGCGATGCAGGCGTGCGAGACGAGCGCGCGCAAACGCCGGGATCCCCGGGGCGCGTGGCTGTGGACGCCGGAGTCGGCGCCTCTTGCGCCAGCGGTGACGCCCCACGTCGATCCGACGATCCAGCGGCGCCCGGCGACGCCGGATCCGGCGACGTGGACGTCGATCGATCGCCTCGCGCATCCGACGTCGAACGCGTGCGGCGCCTCAAAGCGCGGCTCGGGGATGCGCCCGTTACGGTGCACGCGGCCCGAGGGGCACGACGGCGATCACGGCATGAGCGCTAAGGCGGGCGGCGTGATCTTCGTGCGATGGGCGCGCGAGACGGGAGACGCGCGATGACGCGCCGGGCCTCCGCGTCGGCGCCGGCGCTCTTCGCCTATCGCCGCCAGGCGACGCACGGATCGCGGATCTCGTTCCTCGACGTGCTCGAGCGCGAGGCGATCCCGGCGTGGGAAACCGAGTGGCGCTTCTGCGATCGGATGTGGCGGTTCGACTACGCCTGGCCGGTGTTCAAGATCGCGGTGGAGATCGAAGGCGGCGCGCACGGGCGGCTGATCGTGATCGACCGGGGCCACGAGCGACGCAATGGAGCGGACGTCGCGATTCGTGCCGGCACCCGGATCCGCGTCGGCGGCCGGCACCAAACCGGGCCGGGGTTCGAAGCGGATATCGAGAAGTACAACGCGGCGGCGATCCTCGGCTGGATGGTGCTGCGCGCGACGACGACGCAAGTCCGCGACGGGCACGCGCTCGCCATACTGCGGCGGGCGTTCGCGGCGCGCGGCCTGGAGTAACGCAACGGATCGGAGGGGTCTCATGTTCGATATTGAAAACGTGCCAGTGCAGCTCAGAACGATCTCGCTCAAGATCGCCGACGTCGAGGACGACAACGGCGATCCGAATCGCGTCCGGGAGTGCAAGTGCACGTTCCGTGTGCCGGTGCTCGGGCACGATCTCGCGAGCAAGATCCGGCTCCCGATCGTCGGGCACTGCTTCGGGCGCGACAAGCTGCCGCTGTGGGGCGTGCACGAGGTGAAGTTCGAACCGATCGACGAGCGCTACACGGCGACGCTGGCGCTCGCGCCCGACGTGGATCCCACGGCGGAACTCGCGCTCGCCGATATCGTCAAGGTGCGCGTCTGGCGGCCGAATCAGGAGAAGCGAGACATCGCGCTCGAATTCGTGACGCAGCACGAACTCGAACGGGGCGACGCGCGCGATCTCGCGGCGCTCCTCACCGCCTGGGAAGTCTCCGAGCTGCGGCTGACGCTCTCGACGATTCAGATCCCGATGCCACTGAGCGGCGAGCACGACGACGACGTCGACGAGCCGCCGGCGAAGCGCTCGAACCGCCGCGCGACGCACTGAGCGCCATGGCGAGTGAGACCGGGATCGGCGCCCGCGTGGTGCACGCGGCGAATCTGCTCGACGCGTGGCACGAATTGCGTCCGCTCTACGCACGGCGGTGCGATCCGGGCACGCTCGAACTGCTGCGCCATGCGTTCTATCTCGGCGCGCTGGGGGCGTTCTCGATCCTCGTGCACGGCGGCGCGGATGACGACGCGTCGGACGCCGGTGTGGCGCGGATCGATGCGATGCACGAGGAGCTGCGATCGTTTCAATACGATCTCCGGCGCGTGGCGGGAGGCGAGCGATGACGGCGCGCCTCCACAACGGCATCGGCTCGTACGTCGCGAGTGTCGAGGTGCCGCCGTTCGAGACGGGATACCCGCCCGTGCTCCTCTGGGGCGATCGCTGCTTCGTGCGCCTGGGCGGGCCGGAGTCGGGCGAGTACTTCGAGCAGTTCCTGTACGTCGCGACGATCGTCGTCGTCGATGCCGACGATCACCGGCGCACCGGGATCCCCCAGCACGGCGACGGAGGCGCGTGATGACGATCAACGACGAAGACCGCGAGCACGAACTCGACACGAGCCGGATCACCGAGTTGCTCACCGTCGCGCGCCTCATCGGGGAAGCCGCCGATCGGACGCTCGGCGACGCCGGCGTCGGCTCCGGCGTCATCCCGTGCCCCGTCTGTGGCACGGGGGCGATCGCGTACGAGACCACGCGCCGCAGCCCGGCGCGTCGGCAGATTCACGCCGTGTGCAGTACCTCGGGCTGCATCCGGTTCGCGACGTAGCCCGAGCTGTTCTCACGCGTCCACAGGGAGATCCGACGATGGCATCGGGAAGAGGCTTCGCCAGCATGAACAAGGACAAGCAGCGCGAGATCGCGAGGAAGGGCGGGATCGCCGCCCACGCGCGCGGCACCGCGCACGAGTGGAATACGCGGGAGGCGCAGGACGCCGGGCGCAAGGGCGGCTCGATATCCCGCGGCGGCCGCGGCCGCCAGGCGCCCGTGCCCGCGGGCGACGGGAAGGTCGAATCGTGAACGCCTTCGTGCTCGAGGAGGGTGCTCGCTCCTCGACGACGAGTAACACGGCAACCCGCAACGAAAGGCTTACGCCATGCTCGAAAGTCTGATCGTCTTTGTGCTCTCGATCGCGCTCGTCGGGTTTCTCGTCTACCTCGTGACGAAATACGTACCGATGGCGGCGCCGTTCCGAGACGTGATCGTCGTCGTGTGCGTCGCCGTGATCGTGCTCTGGATCCTTGCCGTGCTCCTCGGGCACGCCGCGATCCCGACGTTCCCGAGGCTTCGGTGATGGGCGAGTCGATCAGGCTGACGCCATGGCCCTCGCCCCTCCTCGCCCGTGCGCCAGGTGCGGCGCGATCATGCGCGGCCGCTGCCCGACGTGTAAGCGCCGCCGCGACCAGGAGAGCGACGCCAGGCGTCCGAGCGCCGCGAAGCGCGGCTACGACACCAAGTGGGCCGACTTCGCCCGGCGCTGGCTCGCGCGGTTCCCGTGGTGCGGGCAACGCGTCGACGGCGTCCAGTACGCCGAGCACTCGTCGTGCACCGCGCTGGGGCGTCGCGAGCTCGCCGCCTGCGTCGACCACATACGCGCGCTCCGAGCCGGCGGCAGGCACTACGACGGCGCGAACCTCCAGTCGCTCTGCGGCAATTGCAACCGCAGAAAGAACATCAAGAGCGAGGGCGGGTTCGGACGCGCGCCTCGGAAGGGAGACGACTCGTGGTGACGAAGCCGAAGACGGGGGGGCCTCGCAATCGCTGCGCGCCGAAGGGTCCTAACCACCCGGGTGGCCTCCCTCGTGTGGGCGCGAATTTCGACAGGGGGTATTCCGGGCAACGGGGTTTTAGGGCCGGGGCCGAGCGCGAAATGGAGATCCACCAATGTTCGGGATAGGTGCGCACATGCCGATTCGCAAGGATTACTGGTACTCGACGGGCGACAGCCGCGAGCTCCGCTACCAGCTTCCCGGAACGGCGCGCAACCTGCGCGACGTCGCGATTGACGCGGCCGAGGACTACCACAGCCACCACGACGGCTGGGAGTCGGTGTGGCCGCTGGAGTTCGTGATCTATGCCGCCGAGGACGGCGATCCGATCGCGCGCTTCGAAGTCGAGCGTGAGACGGTGCCCACGTTCCACGCGTGGGAAATGCCGCTCCCTCTCGCGGCACCCACCTCTGCGCCGGCGGCGCCAGGTGAGCCCACCTTCGGCCCGGAGAGCGACACGCACGAGGATCGCGGCTACCCGCCGACGCGCTGCGAACATCGCCGCTTGGGCGCCAACGGGTGCCTTGATTGCGGGCAGCCGCCCATGCCGAGAGGCTGACCATGACTGAGACCCCCACGCACGCGACCGACGCGCAGAAGGCGTGCCCACACGAACAGTTCGGCGCCCAGGTCGGCGTGCATCACATGGAGGACAGCGGCGCGTTCATCGCCGAGGTCACGATCGGCTGCGCGCAGTGCGGCCTTCCGTTTCGATTCAAGGGCGTGGCGGCCGGCGTCTCCTGGGAGCGCCCGACGTGCTCGATTGAGGGCCTGACGCTGAACGCGCCGATCGAGCCGGAACTGGTCCGCGTGCTCCAGGCGGGCGCGCGCTTCGAGATGCCGAAGGTGGACCGTGTCCAACACTGAAGGGTGAACGCGAAGCCGTGCGGCAGCTCGCCGAGAACCTTTGGGAGGAGCTCGGCGGTGACCTCTGCATCTGCCAACGGCCGGACGTCTCGATCTGGTGTGAGAAGTGCCAGCCACGAATCGACCTCATTGCGTCGGCGCTGAGACGGGTCGCCGCCGACGCCACGCGCGAGTCGCTCGAGGACAAGTGGCGCCAGGCGTGGCGGCACGACGTCGGAGGAAGACATGGCCAGTGACGCGGAGCTCGAGGCGCTGATTGCGAAGTGGCGCAACGAAGCAGCAGCCAAGGATTCGTTCCACGCCACGATGGGCGTGGGCTGGAAAGCCTGCGCGAATGACTTGGAGGCGCTGTTGGCCCGCGCCCCGATGATCGCCGACGCGAACGGCGGCCGCTGTCCCTCGCACCCGTGGAGCGGACTGCCGTGCGCGACATGTGGGGAGCCGCGCGGTGAATTCGACCGCTGCCCAGCCAAGGACTATCCAGTCTGGGCCGATGGTTCGCAGGATCTGGTGACGTGCACGTTGCCGGTTCGACACGGCGGACCGCATGAAGGGCGGATCGGCTCTCATCGGTGGACATGGTGATGGCCCACTACGTCGAGATCTGCATTCACTGCCGCGGCGTCATCAGCCAGTGCCGCTGCCCGTCGAAAGACAAACCGCAGCGCGTGTCGATTTGCCCACGGTGCACGCAGAGACTCCGCGCAGAAGCAGAGTGCGCGGCGGAGAGGAGCGAGAGCGATGGGGAATGCAGCTGAGACGCCTGACGACGGGCCCGGCCCCGAGCTGGTTTGGCGTGTCAAGCCGCGCGGCTGGTTTCCAGGCCTGGTCACGCGCAAGAGCCTTGCGGCGCGCTGTCGGTACTACGGCCGTGAGTACGCACGTCTCGGCCATCTTGAACGCTCCGAATGGAACCACGCATGGGCACATTGGCTCGAGTTGCCGTGGGTCGTCGCGTGTTTCACCGAGATGGCGCCACCCGTCGAGCCGCCAGCTGTTGGCGACGAGGCGTCTGCTGCGTCAACCCCGCGGCCGCAATCGAAGTAGCGAGAGGAGCAAGAGCGATGGACACCACGCCCCCGGGAGAGTTCCGCGATGACGACCGGTACTTCGATCTCGTAGGCCTGGCGGCGTACAGCGGTCTGTCGACGAAGACGCTCCGTCGCTACATGGACGACCCGAAGCGCCCACTGCCGACGCACCATATCCGCTCGTCGACGAGTGAGCGGGGTCGGATTCTCGTCTCAAAGCGAGAGTTCGATGCATGGGTCGCGAGCTTCCCGCCAGGGCGCGCGACGAAGGTGGCGCCGTCGTCGACGCGGTTGAACGCAAAGGTCGCGGCCGCGGTGAAGAGCATTCGGGGGCAATAGCGTCGCTTGTGATACAATGCGGACATGTCCACCCAAACGCGGCAGGTCTCGTTCCGGTTCACTCCCGAGGTGCGCCAGGCCCTCGATGCCATCAAGGAGCGCGACGGCATCCCTCTCAGCGAGCAGCTCCGGCGCGCCGTCGCCCTCTGGATCGCCACCAAGGACGTGCCGCCGCCTGCGACGGCCCGGAAGCCGCGCCGTGGGTAAGCCGCGCGGAACGACGTTGCGGGTTCGGTTCGATCCGCACCCGAGCCGCTCGCAACCGTGGGGCGTGTTCTGGAACGTCTACCAGCCAGGGCGCGCCGGCCGGCCGAAGCAGAAGTCGGCGTGGTTCACGACCGAAGCCGAGGCCGAGGAGTTCAAGCGGCTGACGCTGGTGGAACTGGCGAAGACGGCGCCTGTCTCGGCGTCGGAGCCGATGATCCATCGCCACGTCGATGCACTGGCCGCGATCGCGGTGGACTGGTTGCAGCACGTGGAGGATCAGCGCGAGGCGGCGACGCACAAAAGCTACAAGGAGCTCGTCAAGAATTACCTCGCGCCGGGGCCGACGCACCCGCGCTACCCCGCGCTGGGCAACCTGATCGTCAGCAACGCGACGATGACGCCGAAGGCGATTGCGGACTATCTGACGATGTTGCAGCAGACGGGTGTGAGCCTGAGTATGCGCCGTCGCCTGCACCGGGCCCTGAGCGCGTTTTGCACCTACGCCAAGTTCGCCGGTCGGCTCACGGGGCAGAATCCCTGTTTCGATCTGGGGCGCCTGATTCGGCGGCGCGGCGAAGAGGAGAGCGAGCCGACGCCGAATCCGTTTACGCAGGACGAGATCGCGCGCATCTTCGACCAGCTCGAGGCGTGCGAACCGACCTGGCTCCCGTTCTTTCAGTTTCTGTACGACACCGGCGTACGCCCAGGCGAGGCGGCGGCGCTGAAGTGGGAGGAACTGGACTGCGAGCGGTTGAAGGTCAGAATCGCGCTGAACTGGTCCCCGGTGGCGAAGGGCGACAAGCTGCCCAAAACGCACGAGCGGCGCCGGATCGACCTCACACAACTCGTCGCGGATCAACTGCTGGCGTGGCGTCCCGTGCAGCGGCAGGAACTACTGCGGCGTGGGATCCAGCAGACGCCGTACGTCTTCACTAGCCGGCGCGGATGCCGGAGGCTGCAGGACGGCCACGTGCGGCTGGTGTTCGCGCGGGTCATGAAGGCGTGCGGCATCACCGGCCATTCGCTCTACGATTTCCGCGACAGTTTCGCCAGCCATCACCTGGCCGATGACTGGCTGCGGAAGCTCGGGTGGGTCAGCCACCAACTGGGCCACAAGCACGTCAGCACGACGGAGCGGTACTACTACGCGTACCGGCCGACGACGGCGAGCCGTGGGTTCGCGGACGAAATTCGGGCGGTGAAGTGAGAATTGGAGCCGACGAAGGGACTTGAACCCCCAACCCCCGCATTACGAATGCGGTGCTCTGCCAATTGAGCTACGTCGGCTTACACGAGTCGCAGGCGCGGTGGGGTGGGCGTGTCCGGCCCGCCCACCGTGCGTTCCTCCATCCAGGCGTCGACCGCGGCCCGCGAGGCGACCAGCGGGAAGCGGTCGCGCAGACAGAGCCGCAGCACCTGCTTGGGAGTCAGCTTGAGGTAGGCGGCCGCCTCGGCCAGATCGAGCCACTCGTCCGGTGTGTGCTGCATCGTCGGCTCCCTACCAACTGAAACGCCCGGCACTACCAACTGACCACCAACTGACACCGGGCCGAGCGACCTATCACCTGTGTTGGCAGGCACTTGCAGCGTTACGAAAACCGAAACCACGGTCTTACGAAACCCAAGGGTAAGCACGGTTTTATTGAGCATTTGCCGCGCGCCTATGTTAGCGCGTCCAGTCATGTCCACTGTTGGCCCGACTTGACGGGACAACCAGTGTGCGGTGCGAATGGTTCCGGCGCACGCTCCGGAAAACTACGGGGACTCTGCTATGTCGTCGCCCCGTACAGGCGCGCGGCCGTCCGTGAAGGGTGAGCCTCGGCCCGCCGCGCGATCGCGTTCCTGCGTGGCGGGCGTCCAGCCAGCGGCGGGCTTAGGGCTTAGGGCTCGGGGCGTGCGCACGTGCGCACGGCTCCGGCTCTAGCTGACGTGTTTGAACGTGTCCTTGAAGCGCGAGTTGGCGATCCATCGTTCGATGCGGTCGCAGACGGCCGCGAAGACGCGTACGGCGATGGGAAGGGCCACGAAGGCCAGGGCCAAGATGAGCAGGGGCTGAAAGCCCATTCCGGCAATCACGGATTCACGGATAGCCGGACCGTCGCTTACGGCGTGAACGTGAACGGGAGCGCGTTCGAGTCCTGGCCGCCGATCGTCCGGGCGCCCACGGAGATGTCGCCGGCCGGATACGCCGTCGACGGGATGACCGTCGTGAGCTCCGTCGCTGAGACGTACGTCGTGATCGGGACGGGCGTCCCGTTCCAGAGGATCACCGAGTCCTGTCGAAAGCCCGTGCCGTGCACGTGGAGCGTGAAGCCGGGCGTGCCGATCTGCGCGGTCGCCGGCACGAGGGAGCCGAGCACCGGTGGCACCAGGGCCGGCGACTGGCCATCGCCGATCGCCTCGCCGCGCGTCGCGACGACCACCGGTGACGGCAGGATCCCGTTGATCGCCGAGTCGAGCGAGGACGCGAGCACGTCGCGCGTCGTGCCGTCCTCGAGCTCGAGTGTCCACGCGAAAAGTCCGGGCGCGATCGTCAGAGTCGGCATAGCGGCGTGACCTCCGTCGCAGAGAATACACGCCCGACGCGTGGCCGTCGGTGCATACTGAGGCGCGTCCCTTATGGCACGCGGCCCAAAACCCACGCCGACGACGACCCGGCGCCTGTCCGGCAACCCCTCGCGCCGGCCGTTCAATGCGCACGAACCCGAGCCGCCCGCGCTCGACGCCTGGGATGTCCCCGAGGAGCTCGACACGCCGAGCGCGCAAGCCGAATGGACGCGCCTGGCCCCGATGCTCCGCGCCTGTCGCCAGATCACGGCCGCGGATCGCGCCGCGCTCGTCGCGCTCTGCCTCGAATGGAGCCGCTACCTCGAGGCGATGCGCGAAGTCCGCGTGAAGGGCCTGATCCTCACGGCGAGCCGCTCCGGGTACCTCATGCCGAACCCGTACTTGAGCGTCGGCATGAAGGCGCTTGCGAACTGCCAGAAACTCTGGCCGGAGCTCGGGCTGACGCCGTCGAGCCGCTCGCGCGTCCGTGCCGCGGGGCCGGGGGAGGCCGACGGCGATCCCGAGGAAGAGGCATTCCGGGAATTCGACCGGCCGCCGGCGCGCGTGTCCTGATCCCATGCGCGTCGACATGTGGCGCGCGGCCGCGTTGGAAGTGCCCGCGGTGTTCGTCGTCGGGATCTATGACGCCCTCACCGGGCATCCGCTGCGCGGCGTCCTGATCGCGGCCGCGGCGATCGTCGCGTTCGTGGTGATTGCCAATCACAAGGCCGCCTGATGCACGTGATCGACCGGTATGCCCGCGCCGTCGTCGACGGGCGCGTCGTGGCCGGCAAGTATCACCGCCTCGCCTGCGCGCGGCACCTGCGGGATCGCGCGCGCGCCGCCGCCGGCGATCCGGCGTTCCCCTACGTCTTCCGCCCCGCGCTCGCCGATCGGTTCTATCGGTTCGCGGGGCAGCTCCGGCACTACAAAGGGGAGTGGGCCGGGACCCTGATCCGGCTCGAGCCGTATCAACAATTCCAACTGGGATCGGTGTTCGCCTGGGTGCACCGCGAGACCGGGCTCCGGCGGTTTCGCGTCGCGTACAACGAGCTCCCGCGGAAGAGCGGCAAGAGCCTGACGGCGGCGATCGTCGCGCTCTACGTGACCTTTTTCGACGGCGAGGACGGCTCGGAAGGCTACTGCGTGGCCACGAAGCGCGACCAGGCGCGGATCGTCTGGAACGACTGTAAGCGCCTCGTCCGCGCCAACCGCGCGCTCCGCGCCCGGATCGTCGCCTTGACGGCGAATCTGCACCAGGAAGCGACGGCGTCCAAGCTCGAGCCGCTCGGCGCCGATCGCGACTCCACCGACGGGCTGAACCCCCACCTGGTGACGATCGACGAGGCCCACGCGCTCAAGTCGCGCGGGATGATCGACGTCATGGAGACGGCGCTCGGCGCGCGGCGGCAACCGCTCGTCAACTGGATCACGACGGCCGGGAATGATCCCGTGAGCCCGTGCGGCGACCAGCACGAGTACGCCTGCCGCGTGCTCGACCAGGCGCACGTCGACGACACGCTCTTCGCCTTCATCGCCCACGCCGACCCCGACGACGATCCGTGGGCGGAGGCGACCTGGCGCAAGGCCAACCCGAACTACGGGGTGAGCGTGAAGCCCGACGACATGGAGAACCTGGCGCGGAAGGCGCGGCACATGCCGGCGGCCGCGGCGGCGTTCAAGCAGAAGCGGCTCAATCTCTGGGTCAACACGCTGGCGCCCTGGCTGTCGATGGAGGGCTGGCGCGCGGGCCAAACGGCCTGGACGCTCGACGACATGACGGGCGAGCCGTGCTGGCTCGGGATCGACCTCTCGAGCAAGATCGACCTGACGGCGATCGCGCTCGTCTTTCCGCCGACGGAGGCGCGCCGGACGTGGCGCCTGGGCGCGTTCGTGCTGACGCCCGAGGCGACGCTCGAGGAGCGCGCGCATCGGGACCGTGCGCCGTACCGCGAATGGGTGGAGGCGGGGCATCTCCTCACCAATCCCGGCAACCGGATCGACCAGGAGGCCGTCCGCGAGCTCGTGCTCGAGGCGAATGACTGTTTCGACGTGCGGTCCGTCGGCGTCGATCCGTATAACGCCGGGAACCTGGTGCAGCTGCTCGAGCGCGACGACGGGCTGACCGTGATCGAGATCGGCCAGTCGATGCTGCAGATGAGCGGCCCGGCCAAAGACTTCGAAGCCGACGTCCTCGACGGGCTGATCGACGCCGGCGGCAATCCCTTGCTCGGCTGGTGCGCGTCGAACGTCGTCGTCATGCACGACAACAAGGGGAATATCTACCCCGTGAAGAAGCGCAGCCGGGGCCGTATCGATCCGATCATGGCGGCGCTCATGGGGCGTAAGCTCGCCGCGCTCGAGCTCGCCGAGCCTGCGGCGGCGCCGATCGATCTCGTCGTCTTCTGACAGGGAAGGGACGGCCGTTATGAGCGACGACTCCGAACACGAACGGCGGAACAAGGGCGGACGTCCGGCCACCGGCAGCACGCCCGTCAACGTTCGGCTGTCGGCGGCCACCTACGACGCGGCCCACGCCCGCGCCGGCCTGGAGCGTCGCCGGAGTGTTCCGGCGCTCGTCCGCGCCGCCGTCGAGCGGTATCTCGCCGATCCAGACGACGACCGCGACGAGTAAACGGTACCAATCCTCGACAGCCGGCGCGGCGCGCCTCGACGATGGGCGCCGTGCGTCTGGCCTTCTGGCGCCCCCCGTTCCTGCATCGCCGCTGCCTGATCACGACGAAGAGCGCGCCGGATAACGCCTTCGATGCCGTGATTTTTGAGCGGCGGGGCGCCTGGCTCGTGCTCAAGCGATGCTCGCTCCTCAAGCCAGGCGAGGCGCCGATCCCGATGGACGGCGATGTCGTGATCCCGGTCGCCGACTTCGCCTTCGCGCAAATCGAGGCCGGCGCATGAAGCGGGGCTATACCGGGCGTTCCCTCGGGCCGTTCCTGATGGCCGAGGGCTTGTGTCCCCCGAACGCGCGGAACGTGGAACTCCACATCCCAGCCGACGGCGGGATCGAGCTCCGCTACGACGTGCTCGTCGATACCGCCGATCTCGACAAGCTCGCGCGCGCGCTCGCCGCGCTCGCGGCGTGCGATCGCGAGTCGGCACCCGTCGCGCCCGGAGGCGACGCGCCGTGATCGTCAAGAGCTTCGGCGCGCTGCAGTCGTTCACGACGAAAAGTCCGGCGGCCGGCGGCGTCGCGCTCGTCACCAGCTCACGCTCCGTGTTTGACTCCATGAGCCTGGCGACGTATGCGGCGATCTGGCGCACGCAGCCGAACGTCCGGACCGTCGTCGACTTCCTCGCCCGCAATGTCGCGCAGATCCCGCTCCAGGGATTCCGGCGGCTCTCTGACCTCGATCGCGAGCGCCTGGCCGATCACGCGGTGCTGCAATGGCTCGATCGGCCGAACCCCGGCACGACGCGCTATCGGCTCTTCGAATCCCTGATGCAGGACATGGGGATTTACTTCAACGCGTACTGGCTCAAGGTCCGCCGCGAGGATGACTCGATCGGGCTCGTGCGCCTGCCGCCCGAAGAGATGACGGTGCAAGGCTGGCTCGTGCCGTCAGGCTTCACCTGGACCCTGCCGGACGGGCGCAGCCTCGCGCTCGCGCGCGAATCCGTCGTCTATTTCAACGGCTACGATCCCTGCAATCCCCTGATGGGGCTCTCGCCGCTCGAGACGCTCCGCGGGCTCCTCCTCGAAGACGCCGCGCAGACGTCCTATCGGCAGAACTACTGGAAGAACGCCAGCCGGATCGACGGCGTGATCACGCGCCCGATCGCCGCCGGCAAGTGGAAGGACAACGACAAGCAGACCTTCCGCGAGCAGCTCGAGGCGCGGCACACGGGCAACAACGCCGTCTCGACGCTCATTCTCGACGAAGGGATGACCTTCGCCGCGCGGGCGTTCTCGCCGCGCGAGTCCGAATTCGTCGCCGCCCGCAAGCTCACCGACGAAGAGGTGGCCCGTGCCTATCACGTGCCGTTGCCCATGGTCGGGATCCTCGATCACGCCACCTTCAGCAACATCAAAGAGCAGCACAAGCAGCTCTATCAGGACTGCCTCGGCCCGTGGCTCCAGATGATCAGCGAGGAGCTCGAGCGGCAGCTCCTGCCCGAGGCGCGGGACACGGATCGCGTCTATCTCGAATTCAACATCGCCGAGAAGATGAAGGGCTCGTTCGAGGAGCAGGCGGCGAGCCTCTACACGCTCATCGGACGCCCAATCATGACGGCGAACGAAGGCCGCGCCCGACTCAATCTCCCACGCATCACCGACGACGCGTCGGCCGACGCGCTGGCGCTGCCGCTCAATACGGCGTCGGGCGCCGCGGCCCCGCCGCTTCCTGACCGAGTGACGACGGCGCTCCTGGAGGCGCCGAGCGTCCAGGCGCGCGTCGAGGCCCTCGAGAAGATCATCGACGGCGAGCTCGCGCTCGAGACGGAGGCAGCGTAATGCGGACCGGATCTCGCGTGGCGGCGTGGGCGATCGATCACCCGTGGGCGCTCACGCGCGACATGCTGCGCGTCGTCGGGCGTGTGCTGGCGCGCCACGTGACCGGCGATGGGCGGATGGAGCGGGAGGCGTTCGGTCCGCCACCCCAGCCGCCGGCGCCCCGCGCGCCTGGCGCCGTCGCCGTGCTGCCGATTCACGGCGTGCTCGCGCCGCGGATCAACATGCTGAGCGACTTCAGCGGCGGGGCGACGTTCGAGGAGGCGAGCGCCGAGCTCGCGGCGCTCGTCGCCGATCCGGCCGTCGCGACCATCGTCCTCGATTGGGATTCCCCGGGGGGGTCCGTCGCCGGCGCCGGCGAGTTCGCGGAGCGCGTCGGCCAGGCGGCCACCGTCAAGCGCGTGATCTCCGTCGCCAATTTCCAAATGTGCTCGGCGGCGTACTGGGCCGGGGCGCGCTCGACCGAGATCGTCGCGGCGCCATCGGCGCTCGTCGGCTCGATCGGCGTCTACTGCCTCCACGAGGACCTCAGTCAGTACCTCAAGAACGAGGGGATCGTCCTCACCTACATTTCGGCCGGCACGTTCAAGGTCGACGGCAATCCCACCGAGCCGCTGAGCGACACCGCGCGGGCCCGCCTCAAGGCGCTCGTCTCCGAGCCATACGAGCGCTTCGTGGCCGATGTCGCGCGCGGGCGGGGCGTCACGGCCGACGCCGTCCGCGGCGGCTTTGGCGAGGGGGCCGCCCTCACCGCCGCCGAGGCGCTTGCCGCGGGGCTCGTCGATCGTGTCGAGACACTCGAGGCGACGCTCGCCCGCGTCGCCGTGTCGCCTTCCAGCCTGGCGCCGTCGCGCGTCGGGCGTGCTGCCTCCGAGCTCGCGCTCGCGCGAGAGATCGCCGCGCTCGGTTTCATGGAACCGCTCGATTGAAAGGGATCGGATTATGAACATCGACGCACTCGAACGCGATCTGGAAAGGGTGAAGGCCGAAGGCCTCGCCCTCTACGAAAAGACCGCCCGTCTCGCCGGAGATGAAAACCGCCTGTTCACCGACGAGGAAACCGCGGCGATCAAGGCGAAGAAGGACGAAGGGCTGGCGCTCCAGGCCAAGATCGCGCGCGCGAAGGCCGATTCGTCCATGCTCGCCGAGCTCGAGCGGCTGACGGCGACGGCCCGACCGAACGGCGCGGCGGCCCCCGGCCCGCGGCGCGCGCAATCGTGGGGCGAGCGCTTCATGGCCGGCGACGCCGGCTCGTTCTTCCGGGCCGGCGGCCACAAGGCGTCGAAGTGGCAATCGCCGAGCGAGGATCTCCCCTGGCCGATGGGCTACGGCGGCGTGCCGAACGTGCGCGGCGCGACGCTCACGGAGGATCCGGCCTCGGGCGGGGCGCTCATCACGCCCCAGTACCTGCCCGGCATTCTGTCGCCGCTGCCGCCCGCCGTGCTCGTCTCCGAGCTCTTCGCCCAGGGCACGACGAACAGCAACGCGGTCTCCTA